TATTGCCTAATATTTATTTATATCTCTCCACCTTCAGGTGCTTCCGTTGCAGAACCTTGACTTTCAAGGTCTGGTTCATTTATTGGTTGTCCTAGATCCATACTTGAATTCATTGGTGCACCTGTATTTGGATCAACCATCGCATTTGGATCCATTAAAGAACCATCTTTAATTTCTTCTTCTATCTCTTTATCAATTTCTTTAATTTCATCTTCAGTTTGCTTAAGAATTTTAGTACGAACAAAATGATTAGAGAAATACTTACCCATGTATGGTTCCATTGATGCAACAACACCGAGTTGTTCATTTAGTAATTCATTCTTTTTAAGATCAGCAAAATGATTATCGTATAAGTAATCATATTGAATATGATCTTCTAATTCACTCCAATCTTCTGGTGTAATAATATTTTTAAGAATTAACTGAGTCTTCAACATATCATTGAAAACTTGAGAGAATCTTTTTCTTAATCTACCAACAAATTTACTAAATTTAATTTCATCTCTTAAAATTTCTGATGAACGACCTAAGTTAAATCCACCACTACTATCTAATCGACTTGCTGGAACATTTAATGACTTATATAATTTTGCTTGGAAATATTCAATATCAGAAAGTTCACCTAAGTTTTGTCCACCAGGTAATGTTGTAATTTCTGTCCCTCTTCCACCTTCTCTTCTTGGCAACCAAAAATCTTCAAGCATTGCCATATACTTACGATCATCTTTGATCTCTCCAGTATCAGCATTATATACCAATTTGTTACGATAACGATTCATAACATCACGAAGATATTGTTCTGCCTTTATTTTTGGAAGATTACCAACATCAATATAAAATATCCTTCTTTCTGGTGCTCTTGATAATCTGTAAATTACAAGACTATCCTCAATCATTCTTAACTGATTAAGTGCTTTGATTGCTTTATGTAAGTATGATAATACTGTTTGCTTATTACGATCTACAAGTCCTGATGTACAATATGTAATTGCATCCTTTGCAATTTTAACTGCACCTTTTGCAGTTTGTGATGGGTAGATTCCACTTCCTTTTTTACCACCACTTGGATCATACACATAATACTCATTTAATTTTGGAGCATCAGCATTTTTTGGATCATCTCCATTTTTTGAAACATTAAATGGTGACAATCTATTTGAACCAGTTTTATCTGTTTCACGAACAAATTTTATTTTGAGTGGATCAATATATCTTATTTCTTGAATACCTTCAGATGGATTATCTAAATCTATAACTTTGTGATAGAAAACTCGACCATCAATATACCAAGTACGAAAAATCTCATGGCACTTCTTATCGAAGTTCATAAGATTCTTAATATTTTTAAATTCTTCTCTTATTACATCTTTTAATCTATCTGATGCATTTAAATTAGATAATTCAATCTCAACAGGAGAATCATCCAAGTCAGAAACTATTGCTTCATTTACAACATCTTCAATCGCACTATCACATTCTGGGTGTAGACACATCTCACGATATCTACGAACCATATCTTGCTCATTCTTATATACACCCTCAATATCAACATATTGGCCATAAAATCCACTAGAGACATAAAAGTCTGATTTGTCTTCATCGCTAGGAGGGACGGGAGATACCACCCCTTTCGGTTTCTTATCCTCTCCGTCAGGAATTTTAAATCCAAAAAGTTTTGCCATTGTATAATCGTTTTGCTACTATTATAGCACTATTTATGATCCTGTGCCAAGTTGTGTTTTTGATTCTCTATCAAGAGCATCAACCCACTGAACTTGCATCTCTACAGTAAACTCTTCAATTGTATCTGAACTATCATAAGATAAAGGAATATCAGAGATGTTAGTTGGGAAAGTTCCGTGAAACTTGTACATTTTCAAAACAGGTAATTGTGCATCACTTTGAGGAGTGGGCCCACTTACTTGAGATCTACCTAACTGTCTTACAAATAAATCTTTTTGATATGCTGTTGGATCAGTAAGTCCAGAATTATCTTCGTGCTTATTGATCAAATTCATCCATCTTTCAAATGCTGTTCTAATTTTAAAATCAACATCGTTGATGATAGTGATTGTCCAAGGATCGAATGTACGATCTCCTGCAATCTTTAAATTTCTTCCTCTGAAAGGAACAAGTATTGGTGCAATGTTTGAAGCAGGTAACTGTGCTGCTTTGACTAGAAATCTACTTTTATCTGCGATTTCATCACTAGATGAATCTACAGGAATTGCATCATCAGGGAAGAACAATTCACATTCAAATAAATTAGGACGAGCACCACCCCCGACCATCTTACCCTTGAATGCATCAAGGGTTCTATCTCTAGTGCTTGGAATGTTTAGGTTAGCCATTTAATTTTTTCCTCTAGTGATTTAAACGTTTCCAACTACTTCTTCAAAACTTACTCCTGTGCGAGTAGCAACAAATGTAAGTCCGATAAAGTTAATCGATCTTGCGGGTTTTACAAAAATATCAGCTCTAAATTGATTTGCATCAATTACGTCTGGTGTATTATTTGTTTCATCACAAATCACAACAAAGTCGGTAATACCTCTCTTCGCTTTAACATCACGAAGGAAAGGATCAACGATATTTAAGAAGTTTGTTCTTGTAATCACATCATTAAATTCGAACAACTGATCTCTCGCTGCTCTTTCAATTGTACCCTCTAATGTGAGGAACAAACGACGGACATTGATACGATCAAATGCTGATGCAACACCAAGTCCAGTTCTATCACCAAAGAGAATAATTCCTGCACCTGGAGATGCAATCACTGGATTGATTCTCTTCGGATAGATGATATCTCTTTGTGCTTGTGATGGGTTATATGCAAGTTTAACTGCTCCATTAATTGCTCCTCTAGATGCACCAGCTGGTGAGAACCAAGAGAATGAATTAATAGATGTTCTTGCCATTAATCCACCGATATCTCCATTTAATGGAATGTATCTAAACTCATTATTAAATCTATCAAATGTGTATTTGTAACCTGAATCAAATACTGCATATGATGATGATTGAAGTGCACCAAAGAAATCAACTATATTATCAGTTTGTTTGTCTGAGTTTGATATATTGACCACATCATTTCTGTATGGTGATATACAGGCGATACAATCTTTTCTCAATTCTGCAATTGCAATCAATGCTGATGCTTTTGCTTGTGCTTCAAATTTATTTGAACCACGACTTGGCCCTTGTAAGATGAAGTTTATTGTATATTCTGCTGGATTTTTAAGAATATTATATGAATTAATAACATCTCCTTTATCAATATCAAATCCATCATTACTAGCTCCAGAATAATCTTTACCACCTGTTAGATCATAAGATCTATTACCTTCAACTTTAAATACTGATCCAGAAGCATTTCTTCCCCAATCAAAACCTAAATCTGCGGTACTAAAATCTCTAAGATCAGTATCACTTCCTCCAGGATTTACAGCTTTAAGTGAAGCAGTTACAGAACCTGCATGAGCACCAGCGTAAATAAATTCTGATTTATTTGCGAGATAGTTTTTATAATAAACTTCCTCTGCAGGTTGTCTCTTACCATCTTTTGCTTTTGAAAGATATAGATGTTTTTCAAGAATATTACCTGCGATTCCTGATGCACTTCCATCCTCATCAACAACCACTACATGAATCTCATCGTTTTCAGCATTTCTTTCTTTTGCATACTCGGATGTTCCTGGTTTTTCAGCGATTGTATTCCAACTAATATCAGAACCTTGAGTCAACCCTAATGTCTGTGAATTATACCAGTCAGCAATTTTGGTTGAAGTTACTGTACTAATATTATCACCACTATCGTTAACAACGAATAATGTATTTACATTAGTTGTAGTTGATACTCCTGAAACTCTGGTAAATGTGAATATTGGACTTCCTCCTGTACCAGTCATTGCCTTATCCACTGTTACTGTGCTTGCACCAATACCAATAACAGTTGTTCCAGCTGCAACTACGGTATTTCCTCCAGTTGCTGTTACTATATCACCTAGTGCTATGTCTTGATCCATAGCGTTAGTTGCATTAGTAGTCGTAATTCCAGTAATTGTAATATCAATAGCAGTATCAACAAGACCCACTGTTGTACCAATTCCTACTGAAACTTGTGTTGTCTCAGTGTCTGATGTTGATCGTTGAAACTTAAGATCATCATAACTCGTTGCTGAAGATATACCAGTATCTATTTCTACTCTGTCAACAACCCTTACCGCTATTTGTTCAGTTCCAATTCCAGCAGCAGTTCCAACTCCAGTAATTATACCTCTTAGAAAACCTGCACCAAGTGTTGTTTCTGTGCCAGGCCCAACAACAGTAGTTCCAGTCAATGTCTGTGTTACTGCCATTCCAACTACAACACTAGTGCTAAGTCCAGATATGGTTACAACTTGATCGGCAAAGTTATCAATTGTGAATACTTTTAATCCGTTACCCCATGTGCCAGGATTTTTTGCTGCGTAGTTAAAAGTACTAGTAGTTGAATAATTTGCAGTATAGTCATCATATGATTTAATTTTTATGTCTGCTGGTTGAGTGCCAACACCTGCATTTGCGTTATTTAAATTAGCACCATCCGATCTTAGAACTCTTAATGTACCACCATATGAAAGATATGATGATGCAGTCATCCAATATTCGAATTGTGCGTCTTTTTCTAATGGTTGTCCATAAGTTGCTAGAAGATCTTGCTCGTTTTCTACTAATATCGGTACATCTATTGGGCCTTTCTCAAATGGGCCAGCAATCGCTCCGACCTGTTCTTGTGCTCCAGATATATTACCGATA